TCCACGGCGAACATCGCCGTGATCTTCCGCGCTGGTTCAACCGCCAGCACTCCCGCTCGCGCCGCGTAGCACACTGGGTGATCGTGCTATGGCCTGCATCCCCTCGCATCCCCCGACCCGAGGTTCACCGACACGCACGCACAGCAGGGTCATGGCTGCCTTTCGGCGGCTTCCCCATTGCTCGTTCGCATGTATACATAGTATTGGGCGTGTAAGGTATATATACTAATGGTTAATCAACCCTGATTAACTAATGCCGATTGTTAATCGATAAGGATTACCAGAGGTTAATCAATGTCAATTAACAGTGATTAACACCATATGGTGGCTGTGTTAACCCGCCGCATTTAACTAAGGCACAATGTTAATTAAAGTCGATTACCAATACATAGCGCACACCTTATAGCCCCCAGTTTTATATTCACAACTGAATAAAATCGACTCTTCTGCTGCCCGGCCCCTCCCATAAAAATTTGGATTTTCGAGTCTTGGGTAATTGTCACCCCCTCCCATAAATTTTTCAGATATAAATTTTTCAGATTTTGAAGTAAGGGTAATCCCCCCTCACATAAAAAATAGGGAGATCACCACGACGTGAGTTTGAGATGACCCGTTTTTGACTCCAATCGCAAGGTTTATCTACAATACTCTCGAATACGTGAACTGTATGCAACCATCAACAACTACTGGGTCGGGAACGACAGTTCCGTGTAAGCCACCCTGTTACTGCTCGAAGTGTGACTCTTGTAAATGCCGGTGCTGTAACTGGCGGTTCACATGCACTGGAAAACAATGTACCGTGTGCTGTCCCGAAACACCGTATTACTGGTCCTCAACATCAACGGTCGGCCCTCTGCAGTATACCTGTAGCCAACCGCAGGGTCAGTAATGGACTCACCACCCCCAAACCACGGCGGGCACATCCTCACCGATGAAGATCGCCGAAAAGGGCAGCATACCAAGAAACCCGGCCAGCAGATCGTTGTCTCGATAAAAAACCGGAAGAAATGTAACACCCGGTGTTTTATCTTTGAACTCTGTCCGCTCATGCCATTGTCAATGAGTCAGGCAAACACCGGTTCTCCGTGCCTGCTGAACAAAGGCGGGAACGCACTTATCCGGAGGTTCATCAAACTCTTTGTGTCTGGTGAACAGGGACTCATTGAAGAAATCAACGGCATCCTGTACCTGTACGGTATGGATATCGAAACCGCGCCAGCCGAGGTTAAGAAGAACTACGCGGAACTCTTAATGCGATGGCACGACCAGACGTTCATAAAATCCAAGCGCGAGTTTGAAGAGAAACCACAACTCACAATCGTTCTCAAAGAACTTGGCGGGGAGGGCAAGACAACGTCCGTAATCCCGGTCGTGGAGCAAGGTCCAATCCGGCTTGGTGCGAAACGATGTGCCATGCTAAATGAAATTGTAACCGAAGCACAGAAACCCGATCCGGACAGCCTGTTGTCATCAGATATATTCGACGCGCTTATGGATTCGAGCACCCCAATAAAGGAGGCAATAAGTGTATCAGAACAGGATAGTGGATCATCGTCTGATGAGTCCACAGGAACTCAAAGCACACCCGAAAAACTGGAGAAAGCACCCGAGAGCACAGGCTGAAGGGCTGGACGGCGTCCTTAACGAAGTAGGGTGGGTCCAGAATGTCATCCTCAACCAGCGGACCGGGAGGTTGCTGGACGGCCATCTCCGGATAGAACTGGCGTTGAAGAACCACGAGAATGAAGTACCGGTAACTGTTGTCGACCTCTCCGAAGAGGAAGAGGAAAAGGTGTTGGTCACGCTCGATCCCCTGTCGGCAATGGCAAAGATCAATCACAGCCAGTTGGAAGCGATCATCATGGGGATCAAGACCACCAACCCGGCTGTCGCGGATCTTATCGAACGGATCAAGAAGAACTCGTGTATCGCTCATTTTGACCGTGAAGGAAACCCACGCGACGCGAGCCAGACAGACATCATGGTTGGAGATGTTTTCACGCTCGGCAACCACAGGATCATGTGCGGAGACTCTACTGACAAAAGTCATGTTGAAATACTCATGGACGGGAGAGCAATCGACCTGTTGGTCACCGACCCCCCGTATGGAATTGATTACGGTTCCGTGGAAGAAATGAGGGAACTGTTTTCAAAAGGCTCGCGGCACAGGGAAGGCATCATGAAAGGCATCAAGGGTGACAAGAGCGAAAAGGACGCCAAGGTCATCTGGGACTATGCGTTCAGCAACGCCGAACGGCACATGAAAGAAGGGGCAGTCGCTTATGTGTTCTCACCACAGGGAATCAATTTTTATTCCCTGTCAGAGAGCGTTATGCGATCAGGCATTAACATCCACCAGCAGATTGTCTGGAAAAAGAACAGATTTATTTTCGGGCGTTCGGATTACAAGTATTCTCACGAAGTTATCATATACGGGTGGAAGGCGGGGGTGCATACTTGGAACGGCCCGGGCAACGAGACGAGCGTGTGGGAGTGTGACGCACCCGTTAAGTCCGAGTTACACCCGACGCAAAAGCCACTGCTGTTATATGAGAGAGCGATTCTCAACAGTTCCAATGTTGGTGAGTGTGTAGCGGACCTCTTCGGCGGATCGGGAACGTGTATCGAAGCGGCTGAGAGAAAAGGTCGGCACGCGTACATAATGGAGATCGATCCGGTGTTTTGTCAGTCGATAGTCGACCGGTGGGAGGCCATCACAAATATGAAGGCGGTTCAGGTATGAGCGATCAGATCTCATTTAAATACGGGTCACCAGAGTATTGCCGTTATATCGAGAGGGTGAGAACGGCATGTGGGGAATGCGAGTCAAATGGAGACTGTATGCTCCAACGGCACAACACACCGTCGAAGTGTCCGAGGTTCTTCGAAAAATATTAAATTCTAATAGATTTAGGAGAACTATTAATATGTCACATATCCCACGGTTCTTATGCAACATTCACCCAACCACACTCTTGACTACTTCAGGAAGACGGTTCAGTCTGACCTGCGGGGTGGGATAGTTGCAGCCAAAGAAAGACTCAGGCACGCTCGAACTGTCTCTGCACGCGAAGCAGACAGAGATATTCCACGATCCACATCGGTTCAAGGTCGTCTCCTGTGGAAGAAGGTTTGGGAAGACAACCCTCTGTTCTATCGTAATCGCTCTGCTCGCGCTGCAAAGGCCTGACCAGATCCTCTGGATCGTGTCACCAACTTTTCCGCAGACGATGTATGTGTGGCGGAGGATCAAGCGTATCATCCCCCGGCGTTTTATCAAAGATATCAAGGAAGGAGAGAAATTCATTGAACTCATCAACGGGTCTACCATTTGGGCCAAGTCTGGCGACAATCCCGACGGGCTTGTCGGAGAAGGTCTGGACTTCTGTGTGATTGACGAAGCGGCGCGTTGTAAGGAGGAAGTCTGGGAAGTATTGCGTCCTGCACTCGCTGACAAAAATGGAGGTTGCTGGTTCCTCAGTACTCCTAAAGGCAAGAACTGGTTTTACAAGATGTTCCTTATGGAACGGGAGGACCCGGGGCAGTACAAATCGTTCAGGTTCTCGTCACATGATAATCCAATATTACCTCGTTCCGAACTTGACGCGATGAAGAGGGAACTGCCGGATATCGTCTATCTTCAGGAGGTCATGGCACAGTTCATTGACACTGGTGGTATCGTGTTCCGCAACCTCAACAAATGCCTGAGAGAGAATACGTTCAAAGACCCGGTGCCCGGCCATTCCTACGTTGAGGGTGTCGACCTCGGCAAGCATCAGGACTTCACTGTCGTTACCGTGTTCGACCTCACCACAAACGAACTCGTGTTCATGGATCGATTCAACAACGTTGACTGGTCATATCAGAGGCAGAGGATCATTGACATTCACTTTAGGTATTTCAGGGCCACAGTCATACTTGATAGCACCGGAATAGGAGATGTAGTTTATGACGATCTCATGGATGCCGGGGTCGGAGTTGAACCTTATAAATTCACCAATGTCACAAAAAACCTCCTTATTACGAATGTCATGAGGACGCTTGACAACCAACTTGTATTCCTTCCAAACGACCCGGATCTTGTTCATGAGTTCGAAGTCTTTGAGTATAACATCAGCGACCGAGGGATTGTCACTTACGGTGCTCCTAAACCAGACCACGACGACATTGTGATCTCTGTCGCGCTCGGGATCTGGGGGCTTGCAAGCGGGGCCGTGAGCGTTGTTGGAACCGTTGGTGATCCGTTCGAAGGTTCAAAAGACAGAGTCGAGAAAAGCAATTACGATGAGGACGACATCACATTTGGTTATGAGGAATTTGGTTATGAGGACGAGGAACTTCCAAGATACGGCGTGAACCGCGTGAAACTCACTCAATGAGAAAGATTTATAAACATTTATACTGAATTACAGTATAATGAGGTTTGTCAAGCACGATTACGGTTATTCGATATTTCCAGACGGAGAAGTCTCCGTCAAGAAAGGAAATACACTGCCAGCCACAATACCACCGCGTGAACCGCTTACACAAGAATCAAATCCAGAGTTTCTCCCAGTTGATTATGAGGCCAGAGAAGTACTCAACGAACTGTTTTCAAAAGGCTCGCGGCACGTTGTCCCATCTTTTTATGATGTTGAGGATGTCCCGATTGCCGCCAAGGAAGCAACTGGCCGGGAGGACGTCACCGACACAGAGTCAATCAGACGCGCTATCCACACCATCTCCAACTATTACAACACGCTGGGCGTTTACCGTGACGACTTCGACAAGCAGACTAATGACAAACTTGCCAGAAACGCGTACTATGTCCTGTGTGAGAAGTCCACCCTTGATTACATAGGATCATCCCGTTACCAAGTACTTGACAGAGACGGAAACGAGGTCGAGGACGCGATGCACTTCCTCGAATACCCGAACCCGCAGGACACATTCAGCACTATTATAAAGATGGCCGTCCGCGATCTGGTCAGGTACGACGCAGGGGTTATCGTAAAGTCATTCAACGTTGGCGGATACCTTTCAGAAATGAAGGCGTACCTTGGAACCGAGTTCTGGAAGGAGCAGGACCGCGTAGCGATGATCGTCAACATGCCGTTCAGTTCTGTTGTCAACTACGACCGGGACACGAGCACATTCGCAACCCACTGGCAGCCAGCGTATACCGGCTGGTGGTCGCACGGTTACGTTCAGAGATACTGGCAGCGGTCGAGGACAGGAGTATACGTCCCGTTCCAACCCGAAGAAGTCTGTTACATGATGATGTACCCGCGGAGCGACGCGATATATGGGACTGACTTCCTCAAGTACCTCCGCTACCAGTTACAGTATCTCATTGACAGCACCAAGGCCGCAGGGAAGGCGTTTGAGAACGGACTGGTCCCGTCGTTGGTGTGGGGTCACGAGAATGTCCGCAACATGCAGCAACTCGAACAGCGGATCAGGGAAGTAAGGGCATCGAATGTTGGGCCAAACCGGTTTGGAAATATACTCCACACCGTTCAGGGCGAGAAGATTGAGACTCTGGCTCAGACCCTTCACAACATGGAGTGGCTCGAAGGGCAGAAGTTCATTGCACAGATCATCTGGGCGATGTGGGGGTTCAGCCCGACAGAGTTCGTCGGCGAGGGTGAGAACCGTGCAACCGCGTATGTGAAGCGTAACATCACAAAATCGAAACTTCTCTATCCGTTGATGAACCACATCGAACTGGTTATCAACAGAGAGGTCCTGCCATACCTCAAAGGTTACAAGAAAGACTGGGAGTTTACATTCCG